TGTAAGTTCCGGTTAACATCATATGCAAATGTCTCTGAGCGCTTGAATATCCGCTTTTAGTGCTATGTTTAACCATTTCCCTTACGTCATTACGCGCTGCGTTCTCGTGAATATGCCCCATCGTAAATACGTCAAAGTCCTCGTACATTTCAATGGCTCGCGTTAGGTTCAAAGCGCCTTTTGTAACTACTCCGCCGCCTCCTGATCCGTGGTAATATTTTACTTTGGTAGTTAAGTTCGTGTTTGCGGAATGATTCCTAATAATCAACCAACCGCCATAGCCGCCTGTCATAACGTTAGAACCGCATTTGTAGTTCAGAAGATCAACAAACCTGCGCAGTAAATCAGTTTCCTGCCATTTAATGATGCCTGTCTCGTGGTTTCCGTAGCCTATTACAGTCAAGATGCTAGCATAAGGTGTAAACCAATCTACGGCCGTTTCTACAACTGAATCTAAATAGCGCGCATTGTTATGCTCTGGTCTAATATCCGACTTATTGCGGCGATTATCTCCGCGTCCCTGCATTAGGCAAAAGGTATCTCCGTTTAAAAAAACTTTTATATCGTGCTTTAAACAATAGTCTAGATGCTGTTTTAATAGCTCCTGATCGCATTTAGGGTTGTCCCAATGTATATCGCTTAGGAAAGCAATTTTAACATCCTTAGAATCAAAATTTAATTCGTGGACATTTCGGCCGTGTCGAATCAGCTTCATCCTTCGTAAGAGTTATAAACTTCTTTAAGGTCGTTCATTATTTCTATCCAGCAACTAGGGCAGGTTGTAGGAGATTTTCTTTTGTTAAAAACGCGCTGATACATTGAAAGGATAGTTGCCTGTTCTGTTGGCGTTAGGCTATACTTTTTATTGATATCCATTTCTGTAAGGTAGTTATATTCGTCTTCCGTTAGGCAGTTGAAATAAGGGAATCGCTGATTTAGTTTCTCCTTACGTTCATTGCATCCGCAGTCATCTCCTGCGATAAATTTAACTACTGCCGCAATACCGGTTGCCTCTAGTACATTTTCAACCGTATCGCCTAATCCTTTTGCTTTTCTTGGTCTTGCCATTTTGTTTACTTTTTAAATTCTTTGGTTAATTTAATTAACTCACGTTTGAGCGTTTCATTTTCCTTTTCTAATATTCTATTTTCATCATTAAGCTCTTGGATTCTTTCATCCTTGTACTTTAATTGCTTTACAGTGCTTTCAATGTAAGCGTTTAATACTTCTAAAATGTGTTTCATATCAATTCAAAATCGTTATTGTTATAATCCTGCCAATCTTCGCCTAAGGCTTCGTTGAGCTTTTCCTTGCATTTCTTTATAGTATAGAATATGCTGCGCGTTCCTATCCCAACTTCTTTGCTTAACTTTCTGAAGGAGTACCCTGTATCGCGATAAAGCATAAAAATCTGCCTATCGTAATACTCCCAGCTTTTCATTTCTTCGCGTATCTTATCTTCAAAGCGTTCTAATGCTTCCCATTTTTCCGTGTTTTCCTGCGTTCTAACGGTGTTTTGTATGCTATCGTATGGAATTATATCGCTGGCTTCTTTTTTCGTTATGTCGTAAAACATATTGCGAAGCGTTACCCACATCAAAGCGCGGTTTATTTGTCCGTTTTCAAAATACTTTTGCGGATCGCCAATCTTCATCAGCTTAATGTAGCATTCCTGTACTATGTCATCAGGGTAATCAGTACCAAAAGAACGTACAATGGCCACCCATTCTTTGTGATGAGCGGCCATTACCTGAATCCAATTATGTTTTGTTACTTCCAATCTAATTCAAAAATAACGTTTAAAATCATTAAACCAACGCCTCCGGTGCTGATCAACAATCCAAAGCCAAAGTTGTCATCTATGTGAACTTTAGCCTTTAGTTTAGTAAGTCGCTTCATACGTCTCTAATATTTCTTTATACTTTTTTACTCTTTCAATACTTCTGTTAACGGAATCTAATCGCTTTGCATACATTGTGTATAGCTCATCCATCAGCCCCATCATTTTTAAAGCATTGATTGAATACAAAATTACTTCCTTTCTTTGTTTAAAACCGCTTAAATATCTATCTGTTGCAGATATAATATCATTAACGTCTGTAAAATTAACTCCGTACTCGTAATTAATCTTCATTAACATATCATCCAGATCAATAAAACGGCCTTTAGAACAACAGCCATCGCAGGCGTGATCTTTCCAATCTTGCGCCCAAGGTTCGTAATTCCCTGTAACTTCTTCCATATAACAGCCTTCGCCGTTACACATTTCGCATTTTAAATAACTAATTGCAATCATTGTTTCGTGTTTTAATTGTTTGAACAAATATAATAATAATTTTAATTATATTAATTTTTTTAAAATATTTGCTAATCGCTGCAGGGTTGGCGTTGATAGGTTTTTGCCGCGTACAAATAAATAAATGTTTGACTGATAAAGCTGGTTCTCTACGCAAAATGACGTTAGGCTCCTTCCAGATAGTTCTAAGTGTTTAATAAGGGCAGCGCGAACAATATCCGCGCCGCTCCCGATTATTTCTAATTCTCTATTCATATCAGAATGGCAGATCAGAATCAATACTATCCCCAATAGGCGCGCGTTCAACTGGCGCAACATACGGCTCACTGAATGCAGCGGAGAAGAAACTTCCGTTCTTTCCTTGCTTTACCCACAAAGCTACTTCCATCTCTTTGCCGTTTACGTTTACCTTTCCTTTGTAGTCGGGTTGTTTCTCATTCGTCTTTTTGTCGTTCTTAAAGATTGCTCCTGTGTTTGTTTTGTTTTCCATTATATACTAAAAATTAACTTGATTACTAAAATAATTACTACTGCAGTTACAAGTAGCATTGTGCAGATTGCTGCAAGATATTCTTGGTCTGGTCTCATTTTACAAGGTTATAGTTTTCAGATGTGTCAAGGTATTTCTCCCAATCTTCATTGGTGTAATTCAACATCGATTCAAATTCGTATTTTGGTAAGCGGTTCGTGCGGTACTTCTCAACGCCTGAAGTGTACTTCAGTCTGATTGTGTAGCAGCTTCGCCAATGGTCTGATTTTACATTTAGTTCGTATTTCATTGGATTTCTAATTTTCCATTGATTGAATAGCCAGTCAATCGAATCAACTGCTCGATGTGGTACAATAAATCTACAAGCTCCACATCTTCGTGGTTAAATTCAAAACTTGCTTTGTTGCCGTAGTGTGTTATTTCTATCTTCATTGTTCTTGTTGTTTAAATTGTTCAAACCATTCTAAGTCTTGTTTAAGGAGTAATTCTTGAAAAGGTTTAACGTTTGTGCCAAAATGTTTAGACCTTTGTGTTAATAATTTAATTACATCTTCCTCGCTATAACCTTTCTGCTCCTTCTCCATTTCAATAGCCTTATGAATTTCATCTTTGTGGTCAGTTGTGCAATCTAAAGCTAATTCATGCACTAACCATTCTACTGCTGTTGTCATTGTTCTTGTTGTTTAGTTAGTAGTCAGGACAGGACTCGAACCTGCATTTGATAAGTACCCTATTGTTTTACGTCCTCTTGTCACCTATCTACCCCGGACCAGGTTATGAAGTTAGCGTCTACCATTCCGCCACCTGACTATGTTGCTCGTCTTTCCGAGCCGTCAGCGTTCTATTGAAAACAGGAGTTGTTGCGCCTATCCCTTATTACATTTCGTGTTTAGATATGTGGCAATTTTTACCCCTTATCCTTGTTTGATTTGACATCTTGCTTCAGCTTCTCAATGTAGAGCGTGGCATCCATCAGCTCTTCCTGGAGATGATTCAACCAATCGGTGAGGTTCAAATCAGTTCGTGTTAACATAGTTCCGTACTTCTCTATCCCTCTTTGTGAGCGTTCTGCGTATTTAGCTAAAACTGCCATTACAATCGGATCTTCAATTTGCTGGTTCATTGCTTTGTTTTTTAAGTTCGTCTAATTGCGCTTCAAGAAAATGCCTATCTGATTTTAACTGCATATTTTCTCTGTTAGCAGCTCTTATTTGTTGCTCGTGTCTTTCTACTCTTTGTTTGTAGTAAATTACTTCCTGTATAGCTTTCTCGTATCTATCGAGAATTTCTTTTATAATAAACTCTTTCATATTAATTAAATTGGGAAAGTTCGTCTTTAAATGCCAGCTCTGTTACCTCTTGAATTAAAACCGGATCCTGATTACTGTAATTGATTATGTAGTGTACTCGCATTTCCTGCATCAGGTCTTTTATGCGTTCTTCTAATAACTCAAAATTTTCATCGTGAATATTTATTGTAGCTATAAAATACCGGTTTACTTTCTTTCTCATTGGTTCATTAGTTGGTTGTATAATGCACATCCTATTTGTATTTTTTCTTTAGCGCGTTCAATATCCTGCTCGTTGTAATCTACTAGAAATAGCCTTACTCTTTCGTCTTTTGGTATGTGATCAAAGTTATGTTGAGCTTCTACGTATGCGCGTATCTCGTCTCTTTCTCCGATTACGTTCTGCTTCCAATGCTCGCGGCGTATCTCATCCTCCAGAATTAAATAAGGCGTATTAATCAGGCAATAAGCTACAACTGCTGCGCGCTTGCCGGTCAACCACATATAAGCCTGCATCTGCCAATAGTAGTCGGAATTTGGTAGCTCATCCTCAAAGAATGGAAACGTAGCAGCCGACCAACTAACCTTAGTATCTATGATTAGATTTTCTGTAATTACGTCAGGAGTTCCTTTGATAAATTCGTTCTCAAACTTTTCTTCGTTTTTTAGTACGAATCCTAAATCCATTACCTCAGAAACTAACTGTATAGCTTCATCTTCTGTTTGGTTGCCTTTATCCGTATATCTGGAATTAAACTCTTTGTAAATACCATACTTATCCTGTAACACTACTTCTTTAATGTAGCTTTTTGCAGTTTGTGAAAGCAGCTCCCCTTTTGATCTGGGAGTAGCCATCATTTTTGCTAGGGCGCTTGCTCTTACTTTCATTAGTAAATCCATTTTAAAAATTTGCGAATCAATCCAAGTTCTTGCTTGCTTTCATTTTTAACGATTGTTTCTTGTTGTGTTTTTGAATAAATAGAATCTAAATAATTTCTATTAAACCTAATAATATCCCTACCGTTAATATTTTTGCCAATTTGTAAAGCTGGGTTATTTTCGGTTTTTAGTTTTCTAACTAAATTACGTATAGTAGTTTCAGATTTTCCGTAAAATTCTTTGGCAGCATTTATAGTTATCCAATCTTTCCTATTGTATGCTTTTTCTTTTTTATCTTCTTGATTAAAATTTATTTTTTGCTGATTGATTAATTCATTATTGTTTACCTTATTTAACGCATTTTTTTCAGCTACTTCTTTTCTAAATTGACTAACAATTTTTATAGATGCTGGTATTTTTTCATTCCATCTATAACAACCATAATTGTCTTTATAAATTATTTTTTTATTTATCAAAAAACTAGGCCATGCTTTTGTTACAGAATGTTTTATAGGAAATCTCGCAATATTTTTATGGTTAAATGAATTTAACTCATACTCTAAGTCTTTTAGAAAATTTAAATAATGCGATGTTGTGCTTTTACTTGGTTTTCTCATAACGTTTTAGTTTTAAATTATAGCGCGTTTAGTATTTCAGTTTGCTCAGCAGTTAAGCTAAAATGCTTCTCTAAGTTAGCTCTGTTAAACGTTCCTGCTCCGATTGCCTTAACGGCCTCTTGAAAGCGCTTAGCATCAATAGCAGGTAGTTTCTTTTCGCTTTTTACTTGCTCTCCTGA